GCCATTAAATTCTGATAGTTGCTCATTTATTAACCCCTTGTTAATTACTATAACTCTATTATAGCGATATTGGGATTAATGGTCAATCATGAAAAACCCTGCAATTGCAGGGTTGTTGTTTTAACAAGATTGTAATTTAAACATTGAAAACTGCGCAGGCGTCAACTTTAAATGTCAACTTATTGCCCTGGGTCACTGTAAATGGATAACTTCCAGTGTCCCCGATTCCTCTGGTGATTGTGATTGCTACGCCATTGATAGCACCGTCGTATTTGGGGTCTGTCACTGTGGGCGGAATTGGCTCTGGGGGCAAATTATCTGGCCAAGCAAAATTAGCAGGATCAATTACCAGTGGTGAATCAGCAGAACTCAACGCAGGTGATTGCACAATGTCCACAATTAAGTCCCCGGTCACTGCGGTGATTTCAAAAGACTGTGTGCGTAGAGTAAGTTCTCGTGCGTTGTTATCATTGATGGTCAGCATTTCAGCTTGATCAATGTCTGGGACATCAGCATCAAAAGTAAACAAAATACCGTTGGTTGATGCAGTATAGATAGAACCCTGATGTACAAGGTTACCATTGACATACACTGTGGCAGCACATTGCAGTGCATTAGTTCCTCGTCCCAAAACGGTTATATTTCTCGTTGTCATAGATGTAATCTCCTACTATTATTTATCACTGCCAAAAATTCTTAATTAATGGATCATCCATTTTTTCGTGGGGCTTGGGTTGTCCATGAAAAATCAACACCGAAGTTCGATGATCCACACTGGTTCCTGAATTAGGGTTTCGATATTGTCTGGTTCTGACGTCCATGCCCCCGTCAAGGCACTGCCAACGCCAACTTGCTGTGGTCATTGGAGGGAAAAATCTTAGGTCCCGATCTGAGATTAAACTAGTAAGATAATCCTGATCACCATGATGAATTCTACTCAAATGATTGATATCTCTCTTTTGAAATTCTTCCCAGATCCATGCAAATCTAGAGTTATCCCACCACATGACGCTGGAGTTTAGTCCATTGTCAGTGACTCTCCATATGCTTCGAAAATCCCTAGGTGCCCAAAAGTATCTAGTAGAAAGCTTGGGTATCCAATCCAAGGAGTTGATAACCACTGTGTCTAGATCAAAATACAACATTGGCCCGCTGTGGTTTTCGGGATTAAAAATTTGCATTTTATACCACCACCCTTTTTTTGGCCCAAAAATGTTTGGCCATTCTATCAAGTTATGCTTGATCATCTTTGATGGCACATCTCTGAATTCTTCGGTATAGACATGGAATCGTATGTCATGGCTGAGATTTCTAGATACCATGTTATACAATCGCTCAACGTAATCCCATGTATAAACATTGCCGTGAATTACACACACGACATCAATGGTGCCTTCAACTGGTGGCGGAGGTGGTGGTTCTTGTGCTACACCAACTTTTTTCTGTTTGGCATGTAATTTTTCTAATCTGCGGTCGGCCTTGAGTTGTGCTTGTTGTTGCCGTTGTTGCTGTTCGTGCCGTTGGTGAAATTCAGCAGCTCGTCGAGCTCGTTTGGCTAATTTGTCAGTCATGTAATGCCTTTTCTATTCGTGTTACCCATTGCCCTGATGCTAGTTCTGCAACTGTATATTCGGTGTGTGCGATTTCTACTAACCATTGTTGCCGATCAACTGTGTATGCATCTTCTAATTTATCTAAGCCAACAGATACCGGTGATGCTAAACTAGTGGCATCAACTATGGGTCTAGTGCCTGCCATTGCTGCTTGTATTCCTGGACCCGAGTTGTGATTGATCACTGCATGGTATGCTAGATTCATATCAAAACTGTCATAGGTGTTGGGTAATTTTTGTGGCACTTGAATTGTAACTCCGGGCCATCGTGCTGTGACGGCACTGCGTGGATGTGGGCGCACCGCAATGAGACGATCAGTGTGTTGCTGTACCTCTGCAATACGAGATTCAATCCAAGCTTCTTGTGTGGGCCAATCAACCATTTGTAAACTATGTGCATGTTGACTGCATATCAACACAGCCGGTGACGTGGGCACAGTGTCCTGGAGTTTGATGCCTAACTGTGCAGGTCTATTGTAATCCAAATTTTCCTGGTGCCCGTAATAGCCCTGAGCAGTGACGTGATTCACTGCCACCTTCCAGGTGCGTCCACGATGCAATGCACCAATATCAACAACAATAACTGGCTTTCCGGCGCGACGATAATGCTCGTAAATTACCTGGTTGGCTCGCATACGACCAAACCACAACACTGACCAAATCACCGCAGCGTCGGCATCCATTGCGTCTGGGCGAGCTTCAATACCGTGACGTAGCGCACCAGCCAGCAAGGCCTGCATGGGCTCTTTGGCATTTAAAGCACAGCTATTTTGAAACCAGGCTAGAGTACGTACCACTAAATATCCCTGTGAAATATACTATAATTACCACTTTTAACGAGGCAGGTTATAATCAATACGGTCAACGTATGATTGATACCTTTGCACAAACTTGGCCAACCACTGTAAAATTACGAGTGTATGCCGAAGGCTGTAAGCATCTGATACAGGTTGATCGTCCCAATATTGAAGTGTATGACCTTGAAGAATCGTCACCGGGGCTAGTACAATTCAAACAGACCTGGGCAGCAGTGCCCCGAGCCAACGGTGACGTCAGCGCAGATCCTGTGAGGTCAAGACGCAAGGATGCTGGCAAAGGATTCAAATGGAACGCAGTGCGGTTTAGTCACAAAGTCTATGCTGTGTTTCATGCTGCCCAAACTGTCACCACTCCTTGGTTACTTTGGATGGATGCTGATACTGTGTGTCACAGTGTTATGACTGAAGAGTTTTTAGACGCAATGTGCCAAGAACAGCATGATCTTTGCTATCTCGGACGCAGAAACAAATTTTCTGAATGTGGGCTGTACGCAATGCAATTACACACCAAAGGTACCCGGCGATTCCTGCGAGAATTTCAACGCATGTACGACGAAGCCGAACAAGGTATTTTTTTATTAGATGAATGGCATGACAGTTTTGTATTTGATGCAGTGAGACTATGCATAGAAGGATTGCGACAACGTGACTGGGCTGCAGGTTTGATCACTGGTGAGGGTCATCCACTTATTAATTCTCTCTGGGGTGCATATCTTGACCATCTTAAAGGCGATAGAAAAACCACTGGAAAAAGTCTACAGAGAGATCTCAAGGTTCAACGCACAGAAAGCTATTGGAGAGACCAGTAGTGAAGGATTGGATTTATCTCAGCAAACATGGCACAGATGAATACATTGAACTATTTGCACAAGGTGCAAAAGTTGCACCCACCACGTTAGAAACCTGGTGCTACGAAGATAGTCCAGTGCCGTTGGTGATCCGTGGCATTCTCAAACACAAGATTATGAAGCAGTGTTGGGAAGATGGACGTAAGTTTTTGTACATGGATTCAGGATACATAGGTAATCGTCGTAATTCACTTAATCCGCATGGTTTTAAAATTTGGCACAGGATAGTACCCAATAACTTACAACACGACGAGGTCGTGCCAAGACCCGATGATCGTTGGCGTAGATTGCAACATCCTATCATGCCTTTGAGGAATCGTGGTAGTAAGATTTTGTTGGCAGTGCCTGATGAAAAACCTTGTAAGTTTTATGGGGTTGACCTAGATACTTGGACCAGCAACACCGTCAACTTGATCAAACAGTATACTGATCGTCCCATTGAGATACGTGACCGTAATCCCAATCGGCGTCAACGTTTGGTCAATGACATGGAAACAGCATTACAAGATGATGTCTGGGCATTGGTGACATTTAACTCAATTGCTGCCACAGAAGCTGTATTGGCCGGTGTGCCGGCATTTGTGTTGGCGCCATGCAATGCTGCTCGTCCGGTGGCCAACACTGATTTATCGCAACTTGAAATGCCGTGGTTTCCCGACGATACAGAGAGGCAACTGTGGGCCAACCATCTTGCCTATGGACAATTTAACAACAAAGAACTTGCTGATGGCACAGCACATCATATTATAAAGGAAACATTTGATGAATGAATTTATGGGCTGGTGGTTTCCCAATGGTGAAGCACACTTCCAAAAGATGCTCAACAAGAGTGTCGCCAAAGGTGGACCTGCACGGTATCAGTATCAAGTACGGGATCGTAGCCTGACTTATGTGAAAAATTTTAGAGTCGCTCTAGACATCGGTGCCAATGTTGGCCTTTGGAGTCGTGATCTATGTCAACGTTTTGAATCAGTGATTGCGTTTGAACCCGTGGAAATATTTCGTAACTGTTTGGCAAAGAACGTCAACAGTGCAAAGTTACAAGTTGAATCCATTGCGCTGGGAGATCAAGCCACCACTGCTCGCATGAACATCACCATGGACAACATGGGACACACTCACATTGACCCAGACAGTCTTGGTAATGGCGATACTATGGTACGTAGGCTGGATGACTATAACTATGAAAACATTGACTATATCAAAATGGACTGTGAAGGATTTGAGTATCGCATAATACAGGGTGCCAAGGAAACAATTCTTAGGTGTCGTCCTGTTGTAGTAGTAGAACAAAAACCCCATGATGCTTACAGCGATCAATACGGACAACATGCTGCTATTGGGCTGCTGCAAGAATGGGGCATGGTACGATTGGATCAAGTCAAGGATGACTGGATCATGGGCTGGAATTAAGGAGACAACAATGCAATGGTTAGCTGACATATTTTATAGAATCAAAATGATGTATGAGTTCAGACGCAAGCTCAAACAGACACGAGAAGAAGATCCCTATATCTACAAATGATCTACGATCAAATACGCCAAGATATCTTAGATTGGGTCATCGGATACATTGAAGTTGATCATAAATTTTATGATTATAAATTTCCACCGTGTCCGTATGCTCGTTCAGCTAGATTAAAAGGGTTGCTGGATATACAAGTCCATGAATCAGGGTCTGCAACTGATTTTGTAGACTCAAATGTACAGCAAGTTATTGACACATCTTATACTGTAAGAGTGCTAGTGATGCCGCCAAGATTCAAACACAATTGGTTTTTGAAACGCTACATGAAAAAACTCAATGCAAGAGTAGTTGCCAATG